GTCGTCGACACGGCCACAAGGGCACTCCCATATCTCCACACAGGATGGATGGCCTCGGCACCAAGATGGTAGAATGAGTTGATTTCAGGCCTCATCCACACGAGGTTGAATTTGGACCCATTATCTATGAGACCCGTGAGTGCCAGGAGGAACATGCGTGCTGGTCGTAGGTGGAGGCCAATGAATGACTCATCTGTGGAGGAGAAGGTGACCACCATCATGGAGTCGTCTCCAGTCACAACGGAACTGCAATCCCAATCATAGAGCCTCTTGAAGGTTCGGGCCGTGTACCTGGCTATGCCAGCATGATTGATTGAGCATGTCATTGTGAGGATGCCCTGGCCAGGCATTCCTTGGGGCACATTGAATGCAACAGACCCCTTGGGCCCTCTGGCTGACCCATGGTGGAATTGGTGGTGGATGCCCCGAAGCACCTTTGATGTCCTCCCGCGCTCAACACAAGGCGGGCTCTCTGGGCCAAGCTGTGCCACATACGCAGACTCACCATTAATGGTGGTCTCCATTGGGCGCAAGGCTTGGGCTACGAGATTGTGTGGGGGGCGGACTTGCTTCTTCCCTGATCCTGCAAAGGTGGTAGAGAACAGAGAGAAGGTTGCGGCGTCAGGGCAAAGTGCTGCTGAGCTTACTGACAGCATCTCTCTCATCATGTTGGGCCCGTAGGCGGACATGTCACCACTCAGAAAGGCTGTCTCACGGCCATCCCCCTTCCCCTTGAGCTCCATGGACTTCATGATCATCCTTGAGAAGGATAGGTCCTTGTTCTTCCCTGTGACAAGGTCCTCAGGGATGGCCTCACTGAGGGGTGTTGCACAGTCCTCACATGATATTGCCATCAGGGCAAATAGGATCTGCAGGGTCGAGATTTCACGGTCCTTCCCCTCTGCATCCTTCTCAGAGATTTGAACCAGCCATGAGGCCTCCAACTTTCCCCATATGATGGACTGGACCAAATCCCATTGGTCTATCATGACGTTCCGCTCGTCTGCAGTGAGTTCTGAGAGTGCAACCATGGGGTCTTTCACGTCCTGGCCACGGATCCTCCATATGAGTGCATGGGCTGCAGCTGTTGCCTTCCTCACTGAATGGACTGGGTCAGCCCCATTGAATTCCGTAGCGACAATGGAACCTCTGGTGGTGAACATGCGTGAAAGGGACCTCCCAGCAAGCGTTGAGATTGAGGCGTAGGTCCCCACGTCTCTCCTGGTCTCAAGCCCTATCA